CAAAAGCAGTTGGGAAATAGAGCAATTAAAGTACATAAGGGAAACTAAACAAGACTTACCTAGATGGGTAAAAGAATTGATTAAACAATGCGAGGATATATAATAGCATTAATATTTTTAATAATTGAAGGAATTACCAGACATAAAACTAACACCAAAACAAAGAAGGTTCGCAGAAGAATACGTTGACTGTGGGAATGGTTCTGAAGCTTATAGAAGAGCCTATAATGTAAAGCCTACAACGTCAAACGATGTTATAAAAGTTAGTGCAAATGAGTTACTAACAAACCCTAACATATCCCTAACAATTGACAAATTAAGAAAACAACAGGCGGACAAGTTCGAAATAAGCCGTTCAGACGTTGCTAAGGGCTATTTAGAGATAATAAACGCTTGGCGGAGTCTTATGGTATTAGCGTCAAAAGAAAAGCTCTCTAAGGACGAAAAACAGAAGTTTTATTTATTAAAGGAAATGGTTAAGGGTTCGGACTATCGAGGGGCGTTTGATAGCTTGGCGAAGATGTTCGGACTAAACGAACCAGACAAAACACAAATAGACCAAACGGTCAAAGAAATCCAAGTAGTAATTAATCGTGGAAGTAACGGAGATATTTGATAAAAATTATTTTAGTGAAGCCAAAATAGTAGTAAACAGAGGCGGAACACGTTCTAGTAAAACCTATTCTTTAAACCAAATTTGTGCGTTATGGTTAATTAGTGGAATGTATGGCAAAGACCTTTATTTATCTGAAGGTATTTGGACTTCGGTTCGTAAGTATAGAACCAACCTAGACGGCACAATAATAAGGGATTTCGAGGAAATACTAAAACAGAACGGTTACTACAATATGGTTGACCATAACAAAACCAAAAAAACGTATAAATTTAGAAAGCGAATGGTTGAGTTTATAGGTGCTGACGATCAACAGAAACTAAGGGGAGCAAAACGAAACATTCTATACTGTAACGAGGCTAACGAATTGGAATATAAAAAGGAGTTTTTCCAGTTGTTAATGCGTACAGAAAACAAGATATTCTTAGACTTTAACCCAGACGATGAACAGGTTTGGATTAACCAGGAGCTAGAAATTAAACGTTCTGCGGAAGTTGGTGACGTTGAGGTAATTGTAAGTAATTACAAAAATAATTCCTACCTACCTAAAAGCTTAATAAAAGAAATTGAATACCTACAACAAACTGATAAAGAGTTCTGGAAAATATATGGGTTAGGTGAATACGGTAATATTAGCGGTTTAATTTACGAAAACGTGGAGTATGTCGAAACAATGCCCGAATGTGATTTAGTATCGTATGGATTAGACTGGGGGTATTCGTTAGACGAAACTGGTTGTTTGGCTGTTTATAAACGTGGTGAAGAATTGTATTTAAAAGAAATACTTTACGAAAAAGGACTAACCAACCAAGACATAGCGGAACGGCTAAAGCCTATTGTTGGAAGGGAAGAAATAATCTGTGACTCCGCCGAACCAAAGTCAATAGAAGAATTGTATCGTTTAGGTTTAAACGTTAAACCAGCTACTAAAGGTAAGGACAGTATCAACAACGGAATAGACATTTTAAAACGTTATAAAATAAAGGTTGTTAACGGTTCTAATTTGCGAAAGGAATTTAGGTCTTATAAATGGGCTACTGACAAAAATGGTAATTCATTAAACAAACCAATTGACAAATTTAACCACTTACTAGACGCATTAAGATACGTTGCGTTAATACACCTTAAAAAACATAATCGTGGTTGGTATGCTATCAGATAATTGTAGTATGGCTTAAGCACTGCTTAAGTGTTGCTTAAGTACTGCTAACATTTTGCTAAAGCATTAAGAAAAGAAAAGAAAAGAAAAGAAAAGATATATAAGAAAAAAAATATTTTTGTTAAACGTGTTATTATTGAAAAATTTTATATATATAGACTATGGAGCTTAAAATACCTACTAGCTGGGAAGACATAACGTTAGGTCAATACATTGAACTAAGACCAATACTACAAACTAAAGAAGACGATATTAAAAGGGTAATTAACATTCTTTGTGTTTTAACGGGTAAAAAAAGGGAAGAAATTAGAAACGTAACAATACCAGACTTTCACAAATTAATTAAAAAGATGTCGTTTCTAAATGATCCCTTGCCTAAACAACTAAATAAAAGAAGGTTTTTAATTGGAGGTAAATGGTACGAGTTTAAGTTAGACGCTAAAAAAATGTTGTTTGGAGAGTATATAAGCGTTATGGAAATACTGCAAAAGTCAGGAGATAACGAAGACTTGTTATTTAATAACCTACATAAAATATTAACGGTTATTTGTAGACCAGTATATAAAACGTTATTCGGTTTTAAAAGTGTTAACATAGATGGGGATTTAATACGGGAAACGGCTAACAACTTTTACAACAATATGCCAATAACAATAGCTTACCCAATAGGTGTTTTTTTTTATCAACGCTATCCAACCTTAACGGAAACTATAAAAACTTCTTTGATGGAGGAAGCCGAAAAGAAGATAAAGGAGGTAAAAACAGATTTACAGAAAGCTGGGGTTGGTGGAGTTTAATAGACTCCTTAACCAATAGTAGGGTTGACAAATGGGAGGAAGTGCAACAATGGGAAGTAATAAAAGCTTTGAATATATGTTGTTATTTTAAAGATAAACAACAAATGGAGTCACAAATGCAACAAGAAGCATTACAAAAAATGAAACGCAGATAAATGGCGGACAATAGCACATACAACGAACTGGTAGGTTTTACAACTGGCACACCTTCGGGAATAGTAGACAACCCCCGAAACATTGGCGATGTAATGAACAACCTAGCTATTCGTGTTATAGCTGAAACACAAAGGCAACTAGATGAAAACGCTAGTAAGGGAACTAGGGGAGATTTACGGCAGTCGATAGAAATGCCTGTTAAGATATTTGGAACTTCGTTTGTTGCTACGCTATCTATGTTAGATTACTACGATTATATAAACAAAGGGGTTAAAGGAAAAGAAAGTAGCGAGAAAGCTCCCAATAGCCCTTACAAATATACAACGCTAAAACCACCCGTTAAAGCGTTAAAAGAATGGAGTTATTTTAAAGGACTTAATCCGTTTGCAGTTCGTGAAAGTATATTTAAAAAAGGTATTAAGGCTAACAGGTTTTGGGATAAAGCTTATAAAGAAATATCAACGGGTAAGATATTTAAACAACTAGAAAAAGATTTAAGAACTGCGGGAGTTAACGCAACTACTGAAGGAATAAGAAACTTATTTAAAAAGAATTAAAATGGCAATAACAGGCGTAACGCAAGAACCACAGGATTATAGAACAGTTTACAACCCAATAGAGTATGTTGCAACTAGTAACCAAACCGCAACGGCTAGGTTTAAATTTATCTTTGACGTTTACGATGGGGCTACACTACTAGGACGTTTAAAAGTTCCTGCTGATCCTAACGGTTACGGACGTTCGGACGTTCACGGAATATGCGAAAGCTATTTAAGTAAAGACTTAGGGGCTATAAACACAGGTGCAACTGCTGACGGGTTTACAGACAACCCTAACAGTTACAAAGAATTTACAATTAAGATAGGCGAGGAATACGAAGTGGGGGGAACGTTAACGCAATTCCTAGCCCAAGAAACTAGAACGGTTGTTACCTTTAACGGAAGCTTACCAAATTATAGAGGAACAACGGTAAACTTTTACGACTGGCAAACTAACAATTATTTCCAAAACTATACGGTAAACCTTACTAACAGAAAATGGTTGACTAACGCCCCAAAGGGGAGCGGAGCAAATAAAAGCGACAACCAAAAGGTAGAGCTTACAGATGAAGGTTGGTTATATTTCCTTTACGACCATTCGGGAAACCCAATAACAGACGCACAAATAACAACGTATAACTCTGCGGGTGGTTTAATTGCAACTTATACCCTAGACAATAATGTGAGTTCTTTAACAAACAAAAAAATGTTAAAGATACCTTACGCACCAAACACCCTAAACAATATTAATCCTACCGAGTTTACGGGAACAGTTACACAGCCAATTATAACCGCTTCAGTAACAAGTTATAGAATACTATTACTAGATACTATTTCTTCAGTTGTAACCGAAGCTATTTATTTTAATGTAGATAGTGAATGCCGTTACGAAACAAGGCGTTTAGAGTTCCTTAATTCGTTAGGTGGTTTTGATGGTTTTAACTTTACAAAGGTAAGTAGAAGAACCGAAGAAATCGAACGAAAGTTTTTTAAACAAAATCCCGACAATATGTCTTCAGGTGTTATTAGTTACGATTTAAGCGATAGACAAAAAGTCCAATACTATACAAAGTCAAAACCAAAAATGAAATTAACATCTGACTGGGTAGACGTAGCAACGTTTAACTGGTTACTAGAACTAATTGAAAGCCCCGAGATTTATTTATATGAAGGTGGCAAAAGAATAGCAGTCCAAAACATTGAGGGCAATTGGGAGGAAAAGCGAAGCGATACGGACAGCGTATTTAATTTAGAGGTAAATTTAGAGTTTGGAATGGATAATTATAGACAACGATACTAAATGCAAAAAGAGGAATTATATATTAATGGTGAACGTATAGAGTTATTAGAAAGCCTTAACCCTTCGTTAACGTTTAATGTTTCGGATATTGCAAAGCCCGACACTAGAAAAGCAGACTATTCTAAAACGATAACGTTACCAGGATCTAAAAAACTTAATAAACAATTCGAACACATATTCGAGGTAAATTTAGACTTACAAACGTTTAACCCAAACCTAAAGACTGAAGTAATTTATTTAGTAGATGGAGAGATTAATATAGACGGTTATCTACAACTCAAACAAATTAACATTTTAGACAATGACGATGTAACGTACAATTGTACGATAGTAGGGCGGTTGGGTGACTTTATAACCGACTTAGGAAATAAGGAGTTAGACGACTCTACAATGTTATGGGGAAACTTAAACCACGATTACACTTTAGCAAATCAACAAACTTCGTGGAGTGCTACAACTGGTTATGTTTACCCTATTGTAGATTATGGATTTAACACGGGTTTAGTAGATTGGTGGGTAGATGAATTATTCCCGTCTGTATATGCAAAAGAATATATTGATAGAATGTTTTCAGCTGCGGGTTATACTTTCACCTCTACCTTTTTAACGTCAGCACCTTTTAATAAATTAATAATTCCTTTTAATGGTTTAGATTTTGCTTTAGGTTCGACTGAAATAACCAACAGAATATTTTCAGCAAATACACCTGTTTTTGATACAACGGGAACAGATACTATTGACGTACCTAATACATTCGCCTCTTACCCTGCTTTGTTGTCTACAAATTTGATTAGATGTACTAACGAGGTCGCAGACGTTGGTAATGTTTACACACCATCAACTGGAGTATTTGAAGCCCCACAAAATGGAAGTTATAGTTTCCAATTTACAACACACCTTCAGGGTGAGTTTTTTGGTGACGCTTCAAACGATACGTTTTGTAAAACATTAATAGCTGGTATTTTAATTCTAGTAAAAACAGACAACGCAGGAGTAGTTACAACCGATTTAGACGCTATCAATTTCCAAATTACTTACGATCAAACAACAACAATACCAGCAAATACAACCGTAACAACAACCGCAGTTCCTACCTATCCAAGTAGTGAACATTTAGAAGGCACAACTTTTGAAACTTATAATGCAGCAGGTAATAATGTTTTTAGGGCAGACATAACAACCGCAACAGACAAACAATTTAACCCACCAAATAAATATATATTAAACGCTATTAATATTCCAATGGTAGCGGGTGAAAAAATAAAAGTTAGAGCTAAATTTGGTTTATATCCTTTAGAGGGTGTCCCGTTGAGTTTCTTAAATTCTGGTCACTTTCAAGACACTACAACATCAAGTAATTTCTATACAGGAGATGTTAATCTTAAAATGATTAATGCAACCTTTAAAAATGAAGTTGTTAACGCAACTTATAACGAAGGTAATACAATTGATATGTTTGACGCAATACCAAAGAAGATTAAACAAAAAGACTTCTTTATGTCAATTGTAAAAATGTTTAATTTATACGTTCAAACAGATACGGCAAACGACAGAAATTTATTTATAGAGCCAAGAGATGACTTTTACAATTCTAACATTAACGACTGGTCGCAGAAGTTAGACATTTCGCAACCGTTAGAGTTTTTACCGATGGGAGCTTTAGATAGTCAACGTTATTTATACACTTATAAACCTGACAAAGATTACTATAACGAATTATATACCGATACTTGGGGCGAGGTTTACGGTGAAAGATTAAAGCGTGTAACTAACGACTTTTTAAAAAATGAGTATAAAACAGAGTTAATATTTTCACCAACTCCAAGCGTTGGACAGAGTTACAACGACAAAGTAATACCAACCATTAAAAAGGTAGACAACAACGGACAAGAAGTTCGAACAATTTCAAACATTAGAATTTTATATTATGGCGGTTTAAAAGATACTGTTTACACTTGGACACACCAAAGCGATTTAGTAACCGACCAAGTAGAATTACAATACCCTTACGCGGGACATTATGACGATCCGTTTACTCCTACAATAGATATTAATTTTGGACTTACAAAAGAGATTTATTGGGATAATACTTTTAACACAATTACTTGGACGGACAACAATTTATTTAATAAATACCATAGTAAATTTATTGAAGAAATTACAGATACAAATAGTAAAATCGTTCGAGGTTGGTTTTATTTAAAACCTGGTGACATTAGAAAACTTTCTTTTAGGGAACAATATTATTTTGATGGTGCTTATTTTAGATTAAATAAAGTAGAAAATTACAACCCTTCGAACCCTGTTACAAAGTGCGAGTTTTTAAAACTTAAAGACGCAGAAGCATTTACACCAACAACAAACACGGCAAACGGTGGCGTTACGGCTATAACAACACAGGAAAACGCCCCGAGATTTTCAACCGCAGTTAGTAGGTCAACAGACAACAATAGTATAGGCAACCAAAAAGTTAACGTTTTAGGAGAGTATAATTATGTCAGTAGGTCAGCGGAAAACGTTGAGATTATGGGCGATAATAATAGAGTATTTGCAGATAGTAGAAATATAACTATTGACGGTTCGGGAAATAGTATTGTTGGAGGGTTGCAAAATGTTGTATTAATAAATACTAATAATCAAACGGTAACAAGTTCAAATGTTACTTATGTTAATGGTGAGTTAAGGGGAGATGGAAGTATAATAACGGTGTCGACAAACACCACCGCAGACGAAACGGTGACAACTTATATTGGCGACACATCAGGCGGAAATGTTACTATTATAATTCCTTCGGGAACAACTAGAGGTAAGATATACAACTTTAAAAAACCGTCTGCTTCAAATACTTTACAGATTCGAGGTGCTGGGGGTGAAACAATAGACGGTTCGGGAACGTTAAGTTTAACGGGTTTAAATGACTCTGCAACGTTACAATTTGACGGAGAAAAATTTATAATATTATAAACTAATTACAATGGCGGAAAAGGTAGTTTTAGAATTTGAATTAAAAAGCGGAGGGGCTCAAAAAACTTTAGGCGACTTACAGGATGACGCTGAAAGATTAAATAAAGAACTTGAAAAAGTTCCTTTAGGCACTAAAGCGTTTAAGGACTTACAGACGCAATTAGTAGGCGTAAACAAACAAATCAAAAATACTGAATTGTCAATGGAAGCCCTAGACAACGAGCAGGTTGCGTCAGAACTTGGTAGCGTTGCGGGTGCGGTTGGAGATGTTACGGCTGCGTTTGTTTTGTTAGGTGGCACTGGTGGGGCGTTAGAAGAAACCGCCCAAAATATCGAAAAGGCTTTAGGAATTTCTATGGCGTTTAAAGGTGCTATTGAGGGGGTTAGTTCTGCTAGAAAATTATTTAACAATATATTAAAGCAAAGTAACTTTTTACAAAAAATAAACAACGGAGCTACAACAGTAGCCGAAGGAATTTACGGAAAATTTTCTAGTAGTGTAGACGTTACAAGTAGGTCTTTTAGAACGTTAAGAGGGGCAATAATTGCTACTGGAATTGGGGCTTTAGTTGTTGCAGTTGGTTTGTTAATTGAAAACTTTGATAAATTAAAATCTGCAATAAATGGCGTTTCTAGTGAACAAAAGAAACTTTTATTAGACGCACAAAAAGACGTAGAGTTGTCACAGGAAAAATTAGACGCTATTTCTAGGCAAGAAAACATTTTAAAACTTCAGGGTAAGACAGAGCGGGAAATATTAAACATAAAACTAAAAGGAGTTGAAGCCGTTTTAATTTCTCAAGAAAAAGAACTAGAACACCAACAAAATATAAAACAGGCTCAAATAGAAGGGGAGGCAAGGAATAAAGAAATATTAACGGGGTTAATTGCGTTTGTTACTGCTCCCTTTACTTTAGTGTTAGCTTCAATTGACGAACTAACAAAACAACTTGTTAGGCTTGGATTATTAGAAGAACAAACCGATTTAGCTATGGGTTTCGCTGGTGGTTTGGCGGGGTTGGTTTTTGATCCTGTTGCAACAGAAGAACAGGCAAACGCAACAATAGAGGAATTAAAAAAAGGAATTGAAACTTCTAAAAACGAACTAGCTGGTTTTAAATTATCTATAAAAGCCTTAGACGAAAAAGAGGCAGAAGACCAAAAGAAACTACAAGACGAAGATAAAAAAAGGCGTAAAGAATTAGAAAAAATAAAAATAAAAGGAAATGAAGAAACGAATTTAAAACTAGTAGAACAACAACAAACACTTAACCAAAGATTATTAGAGCTTTACGGTGAAGACGCTTTAGCATATGAAGCAAGTTTAGAAAAGAAAAAACAAGATCAATTAGAAGCACAAAACGCCACCTTTGATTTAGCCCAAACGGGTGTTAATGCATTATTACAATTAAATGAAGCGTTTACTGGTGAAAGTGAAGCCCAACAAAAAAAGGCTTTTGAACGTAGGAAAAAACTAGAAATAGCGGGGGCGTTGATTTCTTCCGCTCAAGGTGTTGTTAATATAATAGCAAATAAATCAGCAGTACCAACTCCTTTTGATATACCTTTTAAAGCTGCTCAAATTGGTTTTTTACTTGCTACAACAGTAGCCCAAATATCAAAGATTAAACAACAACAATTTACTGGTAGCGGTTCAACGGGTGGCGGTGTTCCAAATTTAAACGGAACAGGAGGCGGAGCAGTACCAGGACTTTCACCCGTTACAAATACGTCAACGTTAGTACCTCAAGAGCCTACAAAAGTGTTTGTAACTGAAACGGATATTTCAAACACTCAAAACAAAGTTAACGTAATAGAAGACCAAGCGACAATACAATAAAAATTATATAAAATGAAAATATTTGAATTAGTAATAGACGAAAACGTAGAAGACGAAAGCGGTGTAGATTATATTGCACTAGTGGACGCTCCCGCAATACAGAGCAATTGGATGGCGTTTAGAAAACAACAGTTCGAGGAAACGTTTAACGATTATCCAGAAAGTGCTAGTAACAACGCAAAAAGAGGGTTAAGATATATTGAGGAATACGGTGACGAAATAAACTGTAACTATACTAGGGTTGGACTTGCGAGAGCTAACCAACTAGCAAACAAAGAGAATATTTCTTGGGATACTATATCTAGAATGGCTTCTTTTAATAGACACAAACAAAACGCAGAAGTAAGCGAAGAAAATAAAAATACACCTTATAAAGATTGCGGTTATTTAGCGTGGTTATTATGGGGGGGAACTTCGGGGGTAAATTGGGCTATTAAGAAAATGGAAACCCGAGATAATTTTAAACACTCCTTTAAAGTACAAGACGAAGAAAAGCGTATCGTAAGCGGTTACTTTATGATTGCCGACTTACCAATAGCCCGTATTGATGACGAAGGCAAAATGTTTTACGTTGTATTTAGAAAAAATACTATTGAAAAGATAGTAAACAAATTTATGCGAAACGGTTATAATTCAAACATTAATTTAATGCACGATAGCAACGAAATAGCCAAAGGTGTTTATGTTATTGAAAGTTTAATCGTAGATAGCAAACGAGGGGTTAAAGCTCCTAAAGGTTTTGAGAAAGTGCCAGATGGTAGTTGGTGGGGATCTATGAGAGTCGAAGACGATAAAATATGGCAACAGGTAAAAGACGGAACGTTTAAGGGTTTCTCTGTCGAGGGTATGTTTGGACAGAAACGAGATTACGAACTTCCCGAAAAGGTAATACAAAAGATAAAACAAGTAATTAAGAAATACAGGGAAACCAAAAAAAACAAATTTGTTTCAATGGTTGTAAGTAACGACTTGGCAATTATAGACGATAGACTAGCCTACTCAACGCAACAGAAAGCCGAAGAAATGGCAATTAACATAGGTTGCGAAGGTTTTCACACTCACGAGTTTGAGGGTAAAACTTGGTTTATGCCTTGCGAGAAACATATAAACGAGGAAATGTATAAGAAAAAATGCCCTAAAGGTTACAAAAAGAAAAGTGGGAAATGTGTTAAAATGAGCAACACAAAAAAATAAATTTATTGCAAAGTGTAATAAATCCAATTATTTTATATATATCAATTAATAAACTATTATTTTATGTCAAATTTAAAAGATTTATTTAACGACATTAAAAATGTCTTTAAAGAGGAAGGTATCGAAACAGATACCGATGTAAATGTTGAGGCTACCGAAACAGTAGAAACCGAAACAACAGAAAAGGAAGAAACTACTTCCGAAGAAATTACAAAAGAAAAATTCGAGGACGTTGTACTAGAAGACGGAACTGTCGCACAAGTTGAGCCTGACGTAAGCGTAGGGGCTGCGGTTGTTGTTGCAGTTGATGACGAATTAGTCCCAGCTCCAGACGGTGAACACGTTCTAGCAGACGGTAGAAGTATCGTAACAGAAGGTGGTGTTATCGTTGCAGTTGAAGAAGCGGAAGAAGAAGAAGTTGTTGAGGAAGAAGCAGAAAAAGAGGTAGACGAAGAAATGGAAGAAGAAAAACCATTCACTGAAGCCCAAGAGAGAGAGGCTAAAAAAATTATTGAGTCAATCGTAACTGAAAGAGTTTTTTCTATGGAAACAACAATTACAGTTGAAAACGAAGATTTAAAGAAACAAGTTGAAAAGCTTAAAACTGCCTTTAACGGTTTACTAGAATTAACTGAAAAGTTGATAGCAGAACCAACAAAAGACGCAGTAAAGAAATCGAAAAGCGGTTTCGCAAAATTAAAGAAAAACAAAAAAGACATTATTGAAGTCTTAAAATCTAAAAATATTATTAACTAAAAAAACAAAAAATTATGAGTTTCGATGTAAGTGCGTTACCAGCGTACACAGAACAAAACGCAATGGAGATTATAGTAAAATCTGTTGCACAGGGGCAGTTATCAAAATACGCCCAAATTCAACCAGGAGTTAAAGGACCAACAACAATTAATATTCTTGAAACTGACGTAGTTTTCCAAGCTGACGGATGTTCTAGAAGTGCTAGTGGAACAACAACCCTAACACAAAGAACTATTACGCCTGGAGCTATTGCAGTTCACGAAGATTTATGTATGACTGATTTGGCTGCTAAATATACTGCGGTTATGTTAAAGCAAGGTTTAACTGCTGAAAAAGAAGAAATTCCTTTTGCTGAGTTATATTTCGCTCAAAAAGTCGCTAAAGTTCAAGACGCTTTAGGTAAGGCTTACTGGCAAGGTGATACTGCTTCAGGTAGTGCAAACCTTAACAAATTTGATGGACTAGACAAATTGATTTTGGCTGCTGGTTCTTCAGTAAACGGTAACCCAACAGGTATTACAACTGGTACGGGTTATACTTCAGGTAATATTATTGGTATTCTTTTAGGGATGGCTGAATTAGTTCCTGAAGCTATTGCGGGTGCTGACGATTTAAAATTGTTTGTTGCTCCAGCTCAATTCTTATTGTATCAAAGAGCTTTAGCTGATGGTAATTATTTTCATTATGTTTCTGAAGGACAGACTCAATCAATGCCGTTAATTGGTTTCCCAAATATCGAAGTTGTTTCAGATCCTGGTCTTACACAGTCTAACAACCACATTTACTTAATGAGAGCATCAAACATTCACATTGGTGTTGATTTACCAGAAGAGGAAGCTAATGACGTAAGAAGTTGGTACGATGAAAACGATAGAATTTACAAAGTAACAATGGCGTTTAGAACAGGTGTTAACGTTGCTTTCCCTGACGAAATTGTAAGATTTGCGTTAGTATAAAAACTGAATAATAACGGGGAGATGTAATTTCTCCCCTTTTTAAATTAACATTTATGCCTTGTACATTATCAAGCGGTTTTGCTCGTGACTGTTCCGACTCAACGGGAGGTTTAGAAGAATTATACATTCTAGAACGTGCTTCAGTTACCGCATATACAGAAGCCTCTAGTGAAGTAACCGCTATAACAGACGGTGGTTCTACTTGGAGGAAATACGAATTAAAAAAAGAAGTTGGTAGTGTAACCGCTACAACGACAATAGACCCAGCAAACGGGACTAGATTTTCAGAAGGCGTTATAGCTTTTTCAATTAACAAATTTTCAGCGTCTAAAATTAACGAATTGCGTATTATGATTTTAGGTCAAATAATTGTTATTTGTAAAGACAACAACGGGAAATATTGGGGGCTTGGTTTCCAAAACTTTGCAGAAGGACAAAGTATGGTCGCTAACTCTGGTACTGCTTACGGTGACAGAAACGGCTTCGACATTGAACTAATGGCAAAAGAGCCTTTAGCACCTTTTGAAGTAGGAGCTTCAGTTGTTGCTGGTTTAACGATTTCAACGTAATTAAAAGACTTTGTTTAGTG